ACACAATGACCGCACCCCGCAAGGGTGAGCTCACAACGTCAACGCATCGACGCTGTGGGCTCGGTCATGATTAGTTTAGTAGTACATGTATCCATCGTTCTTCAGCCCAACCGCCAGCTCGGCAGCCCGCCTACTCACGCGATCTATGTCGGGTCCCTCTATCAGCAGAGCCAGGAGCACGACATCTTCATAGTAGTCTTCGGTCAGGAGGTAGGTCGCACACCCATACAATTCGAGGCCCTCTTGCCAAAACTGCAGTAATCCGGGATCTGAGCCAGGGTACTCCAGACACACCATGGTGGCCAGATCACGACGCCTCTCCGGTTTCACTGCCTGGGCGAGTGCTGAGTACCGTTTGCCCGCTCGCTTCATGGCAGCCAGTTCTTGCCCCCAACGGTGCCGTGCGGCCACGAAAGAGGAGCTATTTCCATGGAACTCCTCCTCGCGGATAGCCTTCCTTCGCACAACTTTCCGGCTCACGCGCTGGCCGGCTACCCGCAGCGTTCTTGGCCCGAGTGACTGCGCTATTGAGCTGAAGAAGCCTCCCGCCGCCATTTCCTGGGACAACGTTCCCACGTCCACCACTGCGCTCGGGCCGAGTAGAGCTTCAACTTCAGCCACCATTTTCTTCGCTAGCGGGCGGCTGGCGGCGTCAGGAACGTTCACAGGCTTCAGGGACCCTTCCTGTTGCACCGGGCCTCCATCCAGCTCGTAGATGTCGCCGTAGACGTTTGGGATTCCCAAGCCTCCTGTTGCTTTGGTCCCATGTATGACGTAGTCCACTAGCTGATGCTCCCCGTCTGTCGCCCACTTGTCGAATGCACATAGCGCCATCTTCTCCATGAAGGACAGATTTCGGGCCCGTCGCCCAGCCTTCCTAGCTATCTCGATGACTGAGCTGAGCTTAGCGGCTGGCTCCACGAACTTGGGCAGTACGCTGTTTGACCACTGGCCCGAGAGTGCCGACCCTAGCATGCGACACAAGCTCCCGTAGACACCCTCCTCATTTACGAACAGGCGGTAGAATTCGCGGTGCTCATAACTTATCAGCTGCTTGATCGCCTTGAACTCGAAGCCCATAGCTGCACCAACCCGCAAAGCCAGCGCCGCATCGTAAAGTGAGCGGGATTCCGCGGCGACGTCGTCGCCCCCGGATTGGAAGTCGAGGAATACCGGCCTGCCAGTAAACACACCAACTTGCTCTCCGATCACGCGCAAATACGCGACGTTGGCTACACTGTTGATCCACGTAGTGCACCGCCAGCCTGACAAGAGCCCGTGGGTCAGTCGAATCAGCTGCCCATCATAGCTCAGTAGTATGCGCTCGAAGCTCTCGGCTGTCCAGTTTATGGCGTACTGTAGGTCCGGGGACAGTGCACCGTACCTGGCATATACGCTCTTCAAGCCCAACATCACGCTCTTCATAGCCTCGATAGAGTGTGTCTCATTGAAGTTGGCGTAATCCAACATCAGGTGCACGCTAGCGTCGTGACTCTCTCGCCACAACCAGTGGTCTCGCTGTTGAGCTTCGGATCCAGCGGTTAGTCTGGAATTGGGTATTTCCCCGCCCTTTTCCGCAAGGTACAGCACATGGCTAACCATTATATAATGCGTGAGGTGGGCGGGGAAAAGCGCGCGTGACTCAGGTTTGCCAGCCTCATGCTTCCAGAAAAACCCAGTGACACTGTTCGGCAGGTACTCGTCAACGGCCTCGCGCACCAGCTCAACGAACTGCGGGAACTCAAACAGCGCCGACTTGTTTAAGCGGACCCGGCGCAGTATAGCCAAGGTCATCCCGCTCACGTCCACTGTCACGTCATCCAGCTGTGACTTCAGACCCTCAGGCACCTGCAGCCAGACGTCTGCCTTTGGTGCTCCGGTCGCAGAACCAGGACGCACCCACTGGCGGCGCGTCTCAAGAAATTTCTCAAACGTTTCGACCTCGGAGCCGAGACGCTGCAGCGTCTTCCAGAACCCACGGCTCAAGTGGTCATAGGCCGCGTTGATGGCGTTCTCAAACCGTTGGTCGAACTCAGCCGCAGACCAGGCCCCGTTAGCGAAGAAACGCTTTGGCTCCTGCAGTCGGGTCCGGTCCTCAATCTCCGTCTGTATGTTCTCAGTCCCTATCACCCGCCCCGCCAAGCAGTCAAAGTATGTCAGGTACGCGAGGTCGCTAACGGGCACGCGCCGCCCCAGATAGTTCAGGCCCACTCGCACGTTGTTGTGGATCAGCTTTGACAGGGGAGCGTACGCCTCATCAGAGAGGGAGCCGAGTGGAAGCCGGTGCAGCAGTTCCTTATACTGAGGCACCACATAGGAGGCAACGTCGCCCATCGTTAGAAAGCACAGCGCCCGCTCGTACTTGACGCCGGCAACACTGCACAACTGCTTAAACCAAAGGTACTCCTCAGGCATGTCAATGTGTGGCCGGGACCGGGCTACCCAGTCACTGATGTTGCACAACGCAAATGAGGCATTCCCCGGCCCCAGTGGGAACTTCACTCGCCACTCGTCCTCGCTTAGGTCGGGGACGGTAAGCACTGGGTTCGTGCGCGCGTTGGAAAATATCGCGTGCACCACCTGTGCCCAACTTGGGTGGTTGTGGGCCCGATGGGCCTCAGTCGGGGCGGTGTCCCCGAGCGACAAGCGTAGTTGCCGGGCCGCGCACGCCCGCAACCACTGTGGCCCCGCGTCCTTACGGAGCAGTGCCATGCATCGGTCCAAGAGCTCACTCTCCTTAGGGCTGTTGTCCAACATGGAGTAGTACTCAGTAGCGTGGGGTCCATCACTGATGATGCCCGCCCTGGACAGTAGGGCCCGCACCCGCTGAGCCGCCCCCCCGTACGTCCTGCACCGTACAACGTCCAACCCATGCCTTCTAGCGAACTCGACATTGGCCGCCGACTGATCTTGAAACAACCGCAAAGTCGCTTGCCTAATCGAGGACGGTGCTTGCTGTAGGCGAGAGGACGCCTTGATCGCGTCCTCGTCCACTAGGATCACGGCCAGCACCGGTAATCCTAGAGCCTCAGCAAACTCAGCGGTGTGACAGTATAGCACGAGAGGGTTGTCGTCCGGCTCCACGATGCTAAGGAAGCGGCGAGCGCGCTGAAGCATGATCAAGTTCTGGCGGTGCATGGCTTCACCGTCCCCAGAAAACAGACCGTCCTCCCGGCCCCCGATCATCTCATCGAGCTCGGAGTCAAGCTCCAGGGTAGAGCCGTCCGCCACCACGTCGTCCACGTCGTACCCGCCAAAGCGTAGAGCAAGAGTCGATTTTCCACAACAGGCAGGCGCGACGATGGCCTTTAGGCCGCTCCAGTGTGGCAGGTGCTGGTTAGCGCCGTCGGCCAGAAGTCGAGTAGCGTTAGAGCCAGTGGGGGTGCCAGAGTATGAAGCGCCGAGTGTGGGTTGGTTCATCTTGTAAGACACAAACACTGCTAATTCCAGTGAAGGTGTGGTGTTAGGATGCAATTTTAAAGTAAAGTATGTTGTTTCTCTTCTCTAAGCCATAAGGCTTGTCTCCACACCCACGTATGTGTGTCGAGGCAAGCGGCTCAGAGGACCCGCCCTTTACTTCTTTTTTGCA